GGCCTGGCACGCCCGCCAGATCCGCCGCCTCGACGGCCAGGTCCAGCGGCGGCACCGCTACGTCGCGACCTGGGCCGACCACGACGCCCAGGACGTCTACGAGCTCCGCCAGCTGGGCCTCGAGACGCTGCCGGCCAACAAGGACGTGCGGTTGGGGATCGAGGTGGTCCAGGCGGCGCTGAAGGTCCAGGCGGACGGCCGCCCGCGGCTGACCGTCGAGCCGGCCTGCCGGCACCTGATCCGCGAGCTGATCAACTACCGCTGGCGGGAGGGCACCGAGACGGCCGACCCGCGGGACGAACCGGAAAAGAAGGACGATCATACGCTGGACGCCCTGCGCTACGTGCTCTACAGCGTCGAGGGCGGCAGCTACTTCACCGAAGGAGTGACATCCTGATGGCCGCTACCGGTCCCGAGTCCGTTTTCCCCCGCGAACGGGACGTCCAGTACGCCCGGATCTACACCGGCGTCAGCTGGCCGGCGGCGCGGCAGGGCTTCGTCGCGGTGGTGGGGGAGCACCGCTACGAGAAGGTGCTGGCCCGGCCCGTGCTGCACGTGCTCGATGAAGCGGCCGAGACGAACCTCCGCCTGCTCGTGGAGCGGCTCGCCGGCCTGCGCTTCTACTATCGGCCCGAGCGGATCTACGGGGACGCCGAGCACGTCGCCGCGATGCAGTTCGTGGCCGAGCGGGCCCAGCTCTTCGTGGAAGGGGCGTTGCTGCTGGCCCTGCACCGGCCGCTGGCCTACGCCCTGCCCGCCCTGGAACGGCTGTTGCATCAGCGCCGGCTGCTCGTGCCGGAGGGCTCGGCCCTGCGCGGCGAGCTGCTCACCGTCCCCCGCGACGCCGATCCGGGGACGCTCGCGCTGGCGGAGTATCCCGGCCTGGCCGCGCTGGCCTTCGCCGTGCTGGCCCTGGAGCAGACCTTTCCCGAGGGCCACAGCCGCCAGCGGCGGGCCGTCACCGACTACCATCTGACCCGGGAGCGAGCATGGCGCCGACCGACCCGCCGCTGATCGACACCGCCGGCGTCAGCTGGCAACGGCTCTGCAACGTGCGCCTCTGGCGGCGCGTCCAGGCCGAGTACGGTCTCTCGCCGCGCCAGCTGGAGGTCGCGATCCTGCTCGTGCGGGGCCTGCCCCTGCGCGAGATCGCCGCCCACCTGGGCGTCGCGCGGCCGACGGCCGCGACGTACATCGAACGGCTCAAGAAGAAGACCGGCACCCGCCGCCGCAGCGAGCTGGTCAGTCGCCTGGTCCTGGCCTGCGGCACGCTCCTGGGGCCGTGAAGGCCCTGTGGTCGAATGGATGACAGTAGCGAGGTAGCCCCATGCACGCGCCCGACGGTGTAAATCCTTATGCCCCCCACGGTTACGACGGCCGGCCCCCCGACTGCCAGCCCTGTCCCTATTGGTCGCAGCGGTCCGGCCGCTGTACCATCGAGGGCGGACAGCCGCGGCCGTGTGGCCGCGGGCCCGAACGACAGCGGCGGGCCGAACGGCCGCGCCGCCTGCTGGGATGACCGCACCATGGGCTTTTTCAGTGACCTGGTCAGTTTCGCCACCGCCGGCCTGGTGGACCTGGAGCCGAGGCAGAAGAAGGTGGTCCTGCCGCCCGGCCCCAAGCTGCCCGACCCGAGCGACGCCGAGGTCCTGGCGGCCGACCTGCGGATGCGCCGCGCCCTCCAGGGCCGGGGCCGCAGCGCTACCGTCCTGACCGGCGGCCTCGCCGGCCGCCCGGCCCCCGTGACGCTGCCGTCGCTGATCGGACTGGGGTAAGCGCGATGGAACCGGCCGAAATCGTCGCCACCTGGGAGCGCTGGGACGCCGAGCGCAGCGCCGTCAAGCACCACGTGCAGGAGATCTACGAGTACTGCCTGCCCCGGCGGGCCACCGTGACCCGGCGCCGCCCCGAGGGCGAGCCGCTGCACGAGGAGCTCTACGACTCCACTGCCGAGCGGGCCGCCGAGCGCTTCGCCACGGGCCTCTACAATTTCATGTGGAACCCCGCCCGGGCCAACTTCATGCTGCTGCCCCCCATCGAGCACACGCCCAGCGCCGCCGACGCCGCCCGGCCCCTGCTGGCGGTGAGCGACCGGATCAACGAGGAGGTCGGCCGGTCGAATTTCGACGAGGCCTTCTACGAGGTCGCCCTCGACCTGGGCACCGCCGGCAGCGCCACCCTGGAGGCCGGCCCCGGCGAGCGCAGCCTCTACGAGTTCACGCCGCACCCGTTCGAAGCGGTGGTCTTCGCCCAGGACCGCCGCGGCCGCGTCGACACCGTGCTGCGCAAGTTCGCCTGGCCCGCCCGCGAGATCGTGGCGGAGTTCGGCGAAAGCGCCTGTCCCGCGTCGATCCGCGCGGCCTACCACAGCGACCGCCTCTCCGAGCGCGACAAGGCCTTCGAGATCGTCCACGCGACCGTCCCCCGCACCCGCTACGGCCTGGGCGCCCGCGACGTGCGCAACCTGCCCGTCACCAGCGACTGGGTCAGCGTCACGGACAAGCACCTGCTGCGGGCCAGCGGCTGGCCGGAGCTGCGCTATCTCGTCTGCCGCCTGACCAAAGGGACCGGCGAAAAGCACGGCCGCTCCTGCGGCAGCACCGCCTTGCCGGACATCAAGATGGTCAACCGCATCGAGGAGACCATCATCTGCGCCGGCGAGCAGGTGGTCCGACCGCAGATCCTGGCGCCGGACAACAGCTTTCTCGGGACGGTCCGCCTGGGACCGGGCGACCTGCTCTGGTACCGCGTCAACACTTTCGACCCCAGCGTCAAACCCGAGCCCTTCAATAGCGGCGCCCGGGTGGACTGGGGCGTCGAATACGCCGAGACCAAACGCGTCATCATCAAGCAGGCCTTCTACAACGACCTGTTCCTGATCCTCAGCGACGACAAGCGCCGCACGGCCACGGAGGTGCGCTCCCTCCTGGCCGAAAAACTCGCCATGCTGGGTCCGAATTTCGGGCGGATGAAGGTCGAGCTCTTCGACCCGCTGATCCGCATCCTGCTCTCGATCCTGGGCGAGGTGCCCTTCTATCTGCAGGGCCTGCCGCTGGCGTACCTGCGCCTGGCCCAGGTCCGCTACATCTCCACGCTGGCGATCGCCATGCAATACGCCGAGCTGGGCCTGATCCAGGACGCGCTGCTGTTTCTCTCGCCGCTGGCGGAGATCCAGCCGGACGTCTTCGACCACATCTCCTTCGACGAGCTGGTGCGCGGCTTCCTGCAGAAGATGGCCTGGCCGGCCAAGTGGCTCAAGAGCGTCGACGAGGTCCGTGCCCTGCGCGAGGCCCGCAGCCGCTTCCAGGCCCAGCAGCTGGCCGTGGAGCTGGCCCGCGAGCAGCAGGGCGTGGCCCTGCCGCAGACCCGCCGCGCCGAGGCCGGCAGTCCGGCGTCCGCGTGGATGGAGGCGGCCTGATGAACGCGCCCGAGCCCCGTCCGTCCGAGAGCGCCGCCGACCTGTTGGCCGCCTACGCCCAGTGCTTCACCAGCCCCGCCGGCGGCGCCGTGCTGGCCGACCTGCGCCGGCATTTCGATCACAATCCCTACGTCGCCGACGATCCCGGCGGCCGCAAGACCGCCTGCGAGGCCGGCAAGCTCTTCGTCCTCGGCCATATCTGCGAGCGCCTCGAAGCGGCGCAACGCCAACCCCCGTTACAGGAGACCGCCCACCATGGCTAAAACGACCAAAACCCCGTCGTCGGCCCCGCCCGGACCGGACCCCGTCGACGCGACCCTCATGGCCCAATGCCGGGAGGCCCTGGAGCCCCTGGCCGCCATGAAACGACCGAACCCGGCGGCCGACGAGGTCACGCACAGCATCCCGGACCGCTGGCGCTTCCACCGCTGCGGCCAGCAGCACACGATCACCGCCGGTGACATCGATCGGGCCCGGGCGGTCCGCGCCGACCCGGCGGCCTCGCTGAGCGCCTGTCAGGCGGCCCTGCGCCCGCTGGCCGGGATCCCCACGGACTTCCGGGTCCGCGACCTCGAGGCGCCGCTCTATTCCGTCCTGCTCGAGACGGGCGGCTATCGCGCCGTCACCACCGCCGATATCGTGCGGGCCCGCCAGCTGGCCGCCGGCGCCCCGCCCTTCGGAGACCGCTAAGCCATGGACACACCGCCGAACGATCCGAACGCCCCGCCCCCCCCGGAGCCGGGCTACCTGGTCGGCCCCGACGGGGCCTTCCGCGAGGGCTGGCGGGACAGCCTGCCCGAAGCCCTGCGCCAGGACAAGACGCTCGCCGCCGTCACCGACTTTCCCACCATGGCCGAGATGCTGGCCAACGCGGAAAAGCCCATCGGCAAGAAGCGGGCCGTCTTGCCGGCGCGGCCCGACGACACCGAGGCCCTCGACAGCTACTTCCGGCACGTCGGCTGGCCGGAGACGCCCGACGGCTACGCCGCCGACGCCGAGCTCTACCCGCTGCCGGAGGGCCTGGAAGATCAGCCGGAGGTCCAGAACGCCTGGCGCGGCTGGTGTCACGAGGCGCGGCTCACGCCGCCGCAGTTCGCGGCCCTGACGACGAAGATGCGCCAGTGGAGCGCCGAGGAGGCCCAGCGCAGCAGCGCCGACCGGGCCGAGGCCCTGGAGAAGGCCCGCACCGAGCTGCGGCAACGCTGGGGCACGAAATACGATCTGCACACCCGGCTGGCCCAGACGGCCGTCAACGCCTTCACCGACGAGGGCGAGCTGGCCCACGCCCGCGCCGCCGGCTGGCTGGACGATCCCGTCTTTCTGTCCCTGATGCAGAAGGTCGGCTCCGCCGTCAGTCCCGACCGCCTGCACGCCCGGGCCGACGGCACGCCCGACCCCGGCGCCGTCCGGCGACAAATCGAGGACAAGATGGCCTCGGAGGCCTATCAGAACGCCAAAGATCCGCGGCACAACGCCGTGCAGGAGGAGGTGCGACAACTCTTTGAGCAGCTGCACAAGCGCGGGTAGCCCCACCGGTCCGCTCTCGTGCCCGAGGAGCCACCGCCGGCAGTCCCGCCGCCCGCGGGATCGGCCCGGTCCGACGCCCCGGCCCCAACGCGTCACGGTAGGGTCCGCGACCTCGGTCGCGGGGAGCTCTCCTGCGCCGCCGTCGAGCGTTTCGACGCGGCCTTTCCGACCAACCTGTAGGAGAGCTCCACCATGAGCTTCGAAATCACGACCGCGATGGTCGAGCAGTACCGCGCCAACGTGATTCTGCTGAGTCAACAGCGGGAATCCCGGCTCCAGGGCTGCTGCCAGCGCGAAGACGTCGTCGGCAAGAGCTTCTACGCCGAGCGGATCGGCGCCACCGTGGGCCAGGTCCGCACGACCCGCCACGGGGACACGCCCCTGATCTCCACGCCGCACTCGCGGCGCAAGGGGACGGTCAACGACTGGGAGTGGGCCGACCTGATCGACGATCAGGACCGACCCAAGACCCTGATCGACATCACCGGCAAGTACAGCGTCAACGGGGTGGCCGCCGCCAACCGGCACAAGGACCACTTCATCCTCGAGGCCCTCGGCGGTCCCGCCTACGGCGGGGAGGCCGGCGGCACCACCATCAACAACTACGACTCGGGCGAGTGCCGCCTGATCAACGGCGACGGCACGCTGGTGACGGCCGGCTCCGATGCCAGCGACACGACCGAAACGGCCCTGACGATCGCCAAGCTGCTGCTCTGCAAGCAGCTGCTCGACCAGGCCGAGGTGGACGCCGAGCGGCAGCGCTACTTCGTGACCAACGCCTACAACCTGACGCAGCTGCTCAACACCACCGAAGTCAAGAGCGCCGACTACAACACCGTCAAGGCCCTGGCCCAGGGCCACGTCGACACGTTCCTGGGCTTCAAATTCCTTCGGATCGAGTACGACGCGGCCAACAACCTCGGCCTGAAATACCACGCCACCGACACCGGCTGCCTCTGCTGCTACGGCTTCGCCGAGAATGCCATCTCGCTGGGGATGCAGGAGGAGCCGCGCGTCTCGGTCGACAAGCGGCCGGACAAGGGCAACGCCGACCAGGTCTACATCTCCCAGTCGATGGGCGCGACCCGCAACGAAGGGCCCGCCGTCGTCGAGATCCTGCTCAAGGCCGCCCCCTAACCCGGCCCGCGCCGCCCGGGACGTGACGTCCCGACAACAACCGCACCCTCTGGGAGGTCTGCAACATGGCAACGTCAACGAACTACGGCGTGAAGCAGCAGGTGGTCGCGGCGCCGACGCCATCCACCCTGCTGCCCGGCGCCGAATACAGCGGCAAGCTGCGCGCCCGCTTCGACTATTTTACCAGCGCCGCCCAGATCGACGCCGGCTCCACCATCGAGGTCGTCGGCTTCAAGAAGGGCGAGGCCCCGATCGGCATCGTCGTGGTGACCGCGGGCCTGGGCGCGGCGGTGACCCTGAAGATCGGCGACGGCACGACCGCCGATCTCTTCGTGGCCACCGGCGGGATCACCAGCCTCAACGCCGCCAGCCAGCAGTTCAAGCCCTTCGCCGCCGGCGTCGCCGGCGTGGTGCTCACCGCTGACACGCGGGTGGTGATCACCACCGAGGACCAGAATTACGCCACGGCCAAAACGTTCTATGTCGTGCTGCTCTACGCCGCGTCCAACTAGGGCCGCGGCGATCCAAACCGCGCCCGGGGGCCGGCCCCGGCCCGCCCCCGGGCTCTGGTAAGCCCCTGGAAAGGAGGCTGTCATGCGCTCTGGCTGGTTTCTCCTGGCTGTGCTCGCCCTCGTGGGCGTGGCCCTGGCCGCCATCACCTACGTCGGCCCGGCGCCGTATTCGTCGCGCACCGACTGGATGACGAACCGCTACACGACGCCCGTCGAGGGCCTGCTGGCCGTCGACGTCGTGACCCCCGATGTGAACGATTCCTCGACGTCGCTCGACGCGAACCTCTGCGGGTATCTGCAGCGCGTCGTCTTCGCCGGCGA